GCCTAGCGCGCCGGGGTTTTGGTTTTGGTGCCCGATTGGTGCCCGTAGTGCAATATGTTTTTGTTAGTCACGTGTTAATCACCGCGAAAATTTAGGACGATTTTTAGAGATCCGTTTTTAGCCTACCTACGAGGAATTGAAACAGGAATGGCATCGGGTATTTCGACAATATCTTCCAGGTCTTTAAACCGATGACTATTGCGCCTACCCGCTGCCTTTCGCTGGCGCTGGTATCGGGTGACGAGGTGTATTATTTCTATATGTTTTGTACTATTCGGCAAGCCTTACCGAACATAACATATAACTAATTATTTAATTAAATCCGGTAATAAATAGTTATATTGTCCTCGGAGCGCACTTCAATATGGTCGATCAGCGCCTGAAGGTGCACTTTCTTTTTGATTGGATCCTGTTCTTTCAAGAATGCTGCCGCCTTTTTGGCGCAGGCCTTTATTTTTTCTTCCATTTCTTCGAGTGAAAGCCGGCAGGACAATTGGTTGCGCAGGTCAATGATCTCTTGTTCAACGCCGGCCTGCTGGGCCAAAATCGTACCCCGGCGCTGGGAGAAAAAGTCGAGGTTGTACTGGCCGGCCTCGTAAGCCTCCGCCGCGCGCAGCAACATCGTTTTTAGCCGCTCCAGTTCCTTCTCCTTTAATGCCAGAGTTTCTTTCAGCACGTCTACGTCCGAAGGTATTATTTCCCGGTTCACCAGCGCGCCGTTTTGCAGTATCTCTTCTATATCCAGCAAAACGTTTTCTTCAAGCTCATTCGCCCGGATATACCCAATTCCGCAGGTGCCCGTGCCCCTGCTGGCGTAATTGTTGCAGACGTAATACCGGTAAGTATATTTCCCTTTTCTCGCCTTTCTCCCTACCATCGTAGCCCCGTTACACACCCCGCAGCGCAAAAGGCCGGACAGCAAGTAAAAGTCGTTCTGCGCCCGGCCGCCGAGGTCCGCCTTTCTTCTGCGCCTGGCCTGGACCTTTTCCCATGTATCCCGGTCGATTATGGTCTGGTGGTTGTTTTCCACCCGGATGTCGGACCATACGAAGGTACCTGTGTAGACCTCGTTTTCAATTATCTCCCGCACCGAAACGTGGGACCAGGTGTTTCCCCGCAGGCTTTTGAGGCCCATTCTGTTTAGCTGATCGGCAATGGCCCGCAGGCCGAGGTTTTGATCCAAATACATGGAGTAAATGAGCCTCACGGTTTTAGCTTCCTCTTCGTCAATCTCGTAGCCGTTGGGACTTATTCGGTACCCGAGCGGCCGCCGGCCAAGATGTTTCCCTTGTTTTGCCCGTTCAATCATCCCGCCTATGACTTTAGACGCCAGTTGCTTGCGAAAATATTCCGCGAAAGCGGCCAGAATGTGCATCTGCAGCTGGCCCTGGGGCGTGGAGGTATCGAAGCCGTCATGGATGGAAATAAACGTTACTCCAAGTTTGTCCAGCTGGTCTACGAAAAGCAGGGTGTCCAGCATCGACCGGGCCAGGCGGTCCAGTTCGTGGACAATAACTACAGAAACGCCGTAATCCTGGATGAATTTTAAAATCTGCTGACGTTCTCTGCCTGTGTCTCTAAGCACCTTGGCGCCTGACTGGACAAATTCAAAGACGTGTACCAGGTTCAGCTTGCGGGCCCGGCACTCTTCGACTATGTGCGCCCGCTGGTGGGGAATGGAGTACCTTTCTTCCTGGGCCTGTTCGGCGGTCGAGACGCGGACGATGCCGACGGCAAGGTTGGTTGAGATGGGTTTGGGTTTGGGCATGGGATGACCTCCAACCACAATTATAAAGCAGGTACTATATTTCTCCTATAGGTTGCATCTTCCCCGTGGCCGGATCGCGGCCGGCTTCTATGACGATGGTCCAGGATGATTTGGAGCGTTTTTCAAGGTGGCCGGGTATGGGAAAACTCCTTTCGTACTGGTGTTTGGACAAGCAGTTGAAAATTATCCCGGCGCGGGGCCGGGATTAATTATTGCGTACTTGCCGAAACAAGTCCATATACGGCATCAGTATCGCTTTCAGCCATAACCTTGTCGCCTTTCAGAATCTCTACTTTAAGTTTTCCTTTTTCCGTTTTTTTTGGAAAGAGACAGAAACCATAGCGCCGTCTATCTGATATTCAGTAGGAACTTTACCTTCTACGCTTTTAGAGGCTGTCTTGCCGTCAGCTGTTACGATCATGGCCGCTCTGACCATACTTTCCGGGTTCTGCTGCACGTTTTTATCTTGTTCAGACACTTATCTGGAACCTCCTTTCTCTTTTTCCCTCTTCCTCTTCTCCCGTTCCCACTTAACCTTGAGGTAGGTGATGGTTAATTCTCCTTGTCTTTAACTATCTCCTCAAAACTTCTAAGAATTAAATTATCCAACTTTTGTAAATCACTGAGGGAGTCGATGTAAATTCTACTACTGTTTTCACCATGACCCTTCGGCGCCGATTCGATTTTAAAATTTTCTGCAAGAGGAGCAGCAACTTCTACCGGTAGCCTGACGATCAAATATTTATTTGAACCTTCTAAACCCAATCTGATAAACCAGTTAAATACTGATTTAATGTATATTCCAAAATAATTAATTGTATCTTTAAATTGAAGTTCGGAAATGTCTTTGTTGTTATTAGCCAGTATTTTTCTAATGATTTCGAATCCTTTTAACTCTTCTTCGGTGGTTAATACCTGTTTTTTGCTGGCCTGTTCTTCTTTATCTGATTCTTCTGTTTGTAACAAAGGTTTTTCTTCTTCGACTGGCGTGGTATCTTGCTGGAAAATTCCCTGGCTAACTATATCCAAAATAGCATTTGAAATAGATTTCTTTACTATCGGCCTGAATCGTTCAATTACATTGCTAGTTATCCGGGTATCACTGAAGTCTTTAATCAAGTAACGAATAAAGTCATCTGACGGGTTTTTAAAGAGATCCTTTAATTTCGCATTAAGATTAGAAGTATAGATTAGGTCTTCGGCATACTTAATTAAAGAATCAGCATTAAAGGCCTCTTTCCTAAACTTGGATAAAACTTCAATATCGTTTGCCGATAAATCGGTAATATCTATTACCGCAAATGAGTTTTCGTCCATTACGTTTTTAGTTTCAATATCTGTAAAAAATTTGTAGATTATACCATTTGTGATAATCGCCAATTTAACTTCTGGGGTGGCATTGAAATATCTTGCCAATTGGGATTCTTTGGATTCAAGGTTATCCGTTGCTGCTTTAGCTTCAATAAACATTATAGGCTTGTCATCTTTATAGATAGCGTAGTCAACCTTTTCACCCTTTTTCTTTCCGAAATCGGATACAAATTCAGGCCTTACCTCTAATGGATTAAAAACATCATAACCGAGCGCCTGCAAAAAAGGGATAATTAACGCCTGCTTTGTCATTTCCTCGTTAGTTACGTACTTTTTCCTTTCGAGAATTTGAACGGAGAGTTTTTGAAGTTCTTCCTTGAAATTCATGCTTTCCACCCCCTTAACGTTTTTCTCCCCTGACAATACTTCTTGCCATTTCCCACTGCATTTGGATAATACTCATCAGCTGCTCCGGCTTGATGCCGCATTGAATTGCCTTTTTTATCACCGCCTGCCATTCTTTCATCCCAAATTCCCTGAATAAATAATTCTGGTAGGTACTAAAAGGCGGGGCTTCCTTCCTAAACAACCCAACCATAACGCCTGCTACACGGTATTCCTCGCTTAATATTATGTCTTCATAGTCTGGGTTGGCTGCCCGCAAGACCGGCCCTTTATCTTTGTCGTTAAAAAAATACTTTAGCGTAGCTTCGGAGTATTCGGCGGCGATGTCGTGCAGGGCAACAACAATATCCCCGGGATTTGCCTTTTGCGCTTGGCGGCAGAGGGCATAGTCACCTTCGTGGATTCCCACGCCTATCATAGAGTCGCCGCGGACTTGGAGTGCAAAGTCGGCATGGATGTTGGCGGGGATGTCCAGCTCGCCCGCATAGTTTTCCTCGGCCAGGATAGGGATGCCGGCCCGAATGGTGCCGAGGAGGGGGATTCGTTTAGACGAAAAATTATTTTTAAACCCCAACAGATAATCGGCGGAAACAAAAAATTCTTTCCCCAGCTTACGAAGTAGAATTTCGTTTAAGCGTTTTTCTCCCCGTTCTAATCGATATAAGTACGATGGAGAGATACCAAGCCTTTCTGCTATATCCTCAACGTCAAGCCCGCTCTGTTCTCGCCATTCTCTTAATCTTGTTACCATTTAAACCATTCCCAGTTTTTAATTCAGCTATAGTTTAACTTAGCTGTACTATTAGTACAAGGCCCACGGGTACAAAATCTAAAGAAAAACGAAGAATAAGATATTATACCATAGGTACAGTTAATTATATGGTGTACCATGAGACCATACTGGCGATAATCAAGTTTGATTTAAATTGGCTCTATGGTACAATTAACTCAGGAGGGTTCAACAATGACGATTTCGCAGGTTATAAAACAAGAATTACGGCGGCAGCAGATATCAGTAAATAAATTATCGCAGGCAACCGGTTATAGCCAGGAATACATTTACCATCTTTTACGCGGCAAAAAACGCTGGAACGAAACAGTCCTCAACAAAGTCACCCAGGCCCTCAACCTGCAGCTCGAAATCAAGCCTGTCGATGATACTGCTCGCCACGACGCCACGGGGACGGGTTAACGTCATCGGACAATCTTCGACGTTCATAGTATTCCACCAGGGAGGTGGTGGTTATGCCACCGGGGTGAAACGGGCCTGGGTGACGCCCGGCGGCCAGATAAAAACGGAACTGACGGAGGAAGAGATGCAGAAATTCCGGCAAAAGGTCATGGACGTACTAACGCCGCTGTTTTACGAAGTCGTAATGCGAAATCACGCCGGAGCGCCGTCTGCCCAAGGGCAAAAACTTAATACGGGGGGCGTATTAGATGGGGACAGTAGTATCACTGGATGAGCACCGCAAAAAAGGGTCAAACCAAAAACTGGTCGCCTGGTTTATAGGTCCAAACAGGCTGTTTAAAGTTTACCTGGCGGCCATAAGAGTCAGCCAATCGGGCCAAACCGGCCCCTTCTTTAGAAAACGCGTGGACAGGCCCAATGTTCATTGAAAACCAAACAAGGGAGGTGACGACCCATGACCAGGCACCCTAAGCCGCCTGTGAAAAATGCGGGGAGAAGTGATACTCGGCAAGTGTTTATGCGGGGATGATCCCCCGGCCACGGGTACCCATGACCGGGGCGGAGGATGAAAAGCGAGGCATCTGCAACCATAATAAACCAGAAAGCGAGGTGAAACAATGTTTAAAGGTGCACGCAAAGACGCCGGACTGAGCATTGAAGCAGCATCTTTCAGCCTCCATATTGGCAGCCGGACGCTTATTAATTACGAAGGCGGCCATACTCTGGTACCGTCGGAGGTTGCCTTGAAGATGGCTGAAGTATACGGCCAGCCGGAGCTTACCGCAAAGTATTGCTCAGAATACTGCCCAATCGGGCAAAAATATGCCTACCCGGTTGAGCGCAACAGCCTGGCCGGTGCAGTTCTGGGCTTGATAAAAGAATTCAACGACGTAAAGATGCTGTGGGACAGACTGATTGAGTTGGCCAGCGACGGGGTAATCAGCGAGGATGAGATACCGGGGTTTGAACGGATATTGTCGGAATTGATGGATTTGGAACAGAAGATTGAGACTTTAAAGTTACTGGCGGCGTCGATCATGCCCATAGAGGCACTGATACGCCACAGAAAACAAAAAACCGCTTGAAAAAGCGGCTTCAATAAAAAATCCCCACAGCTAGTATATCACATGTTGTGGTTGCTGGCAAGCGAAAGGAGCGAGAAACTTGAAAACCAGGACACAATTCATCTGCGAACTCTGCGAGACGGCATTCGATGATCCGCCGGAAGCGCTGAAGTGTGAGAAGGCCCACCTCGAACCGGTGAAAATAGTAAGCTGTGAATATCTCCCTGGTAATAAGTACGCCAAGATAATCAACGTTGAATTTCTGGACGGGGTAGTAAGAAGTTACGTTTGGAGATAGCAACGAATTACCTGCTGCGCCCGGTGGCGACGGGAGGGGAATAGGCGGTGGCGGGTGAATCGGCAGCGCTGGATTCATCCTTGGCCCCGGGGCGGGGAAAAATTTGAAAGGAGATCAATAAATAAGGTGATTGTTACTGAAAAAGGTAAATACAGGCTACTCAAAGATATAAAAACTCACACAAGCTACTCGGTGGCTACAATACCGAAGGGAACAATTATAGAAATTACCCAAATTGACAAAAGCCACCACAAGGTAATAGGTAACCCATTAATGGGTTGGGTACATTGGAATCTACCTGTGGAACCTGCAGAAAAAGGTGGTTAACCATGAAAGCGTACCGCGTAACCAGAGAAAACAAAGAGGTTTGGGAAGGTTATCAAAGTGCCAACCTCGACAGCGCGCTTGCAACGGCGTACACATGGCAAAAAGAAAATTATAACTATAAAACGCAAAAATACCCCTGCTATGAGATTTACGAGTGTAATTATCAAGTTACGCCGTGGGGGGGTTCAGCGCCTCCGATAAAGGAATGTAATCCCAGGTTTGTTGGTTTTTTCACTAAGGATGGCAGGCTAAAAATACTTAAATAATCTCATTTCTCTCTTAAACGGGCCGGGTTTCGGCCCGGCCCAAAATCTTCTTAAAAAGGAGTGATAACGTGAAAATCTTAAAACTTAGCCTTAAAAATTTCAAGGGCATAAGGAACTTCACCTTAGATATTCTGGGCGGAAACGTAAATGTCTACGGCGACAATGCAACGGGCAAAACAACCCTTTACGACGCCTTCATATGGCTCCTTTTCGATAAAGACAGCCAGAACCGAAAGGATTTTGAGATAAAGACCCTTGACAGTAACGGCCAACCT